CCGCGCTCATGTCCGGTACATTGCGGCCAGCTTCAACGAGAAGCGGCCCGCCCTGCATTGCTGCGCTCGCAGCTTCAAGGGCTTTCTCAACGCGGTCGCCTAAGTCGTTATCACGCGCCTTTACGTCAATCATCAAATCAACAACTTCCTCGAGGCTGTGGCCTGGGATATTGCAGAGCGTTTTTTCAGCCTTTGCTAAATACTCACGACGCGCGCGCTTGGCGATTTCAACGCCTAACTCGCTTTCCCGGTCTTCGAGTTTCTTGGCCAGCTCTTCGTTACGCTTCCAAATGGCTTGCATTGCGCCTTTAGCAGCTTCGGGAAGGTCGCCCAGAGACTTCATCAGTTTTTCTTCGTCTGATTCCTCCTCTTTCTTGGCCTCTTCCTCTTTCATCTTTTCGGCTTCTTCTTCCATCGCCTCTTTGGGCTCGGCTTCTTCTTCGCCGGATGCGCTGCGCAAAGCTGCAAGAGCTTCGCCCACTGGCATCATGTCGGAATATGCTTCAAGAAGTTTCATCGCTGCCATGACTGCCTTCTTGGCGTCGTCTGGCATTTCCATTTTTAGAATGCTTTCAAGCTTAGATACGGCATCGCTCTGCCCCTCAGCTTTCAGCACTTCCACCAGGATTTTATCCATTTGGTCGCTCCGTGATTTCATGATTGGAAATCGTTTCTTTTTGTTTGCACCGGCTTCAACGAGAGAGACCTCAAGAGTCTTAACGTCTTTAAGTGCAGTGATTCGGCGCTTGCTCATTAAGCTGCCCCGCTTTCTGATTTTTGTGATTTGTGCCCTGGCTCGGGTCTGGTAGGTCAGATTCTCGACCTGCTCGAATTATTGCCCATCTAAGAGATTCGGTCAACCATTTATAAACTCGACCTTTGGCATGTCGGCTGCTTCTATATTTTCACGGGTTCCAAAGCCGCCAATACTGAAAGCATTGAGCTCACCGGCCTGAACCTTCGCCCAGTTTTCAGGGCTTAACTTTACGCCAAGAACCCAAGAGCCTGAGTGGATAAAGTCATCGCCGAAGGCCGTGCGGGTTGCCTGGTGCGGCTCACCTGCCACCGCTTTTTTATATTCATCGGCGTTAGGGTAGGGCTGAATCCAGCTTTCGACAACCTGCGCCTCTGTGGCGCCGCCATGGTCTAGCCCTATCATCCGGCTAGATGCCATGAAGTTGTGGCTGGTGGTCTCAATCTCTGCCGGGCTCAAGTAGTCGTCATGGGCATCTACTATATAGGGGTCTAGCACCACGCCGTAGACAATGCGCTTGGCGTCGTCTGCTTTGTAGATGTTAACGGCTTTCTTCGCTTGTTCCCGCTCGTACCGGGCCGCAATCTTCTCGGCCCATCGCCGCCCTGGGTCGCCGCCCCAGAGAAGCCAAGCCACAAGCCCCGCGCCTGGGTAGTCCTTGTCCTTGGGGTTGCTGTTTGCTGGTGCGTTCAAATCTTTGGCGTGTCTGGTAAAATAAGCCACCATCCGCTTGATTGTATTAATTGATACGCGCCGCCCGTTCTTCAGGTCTCGAGCCCGTGCAACGCCTACCTCTGTTCCGCCTCGCCCATGCTTAGCTCTAAGCATCAGACCACGCGCCGCCGCATCTTGGACGCCTAGCGGTGGCTGGTAGCTCTGTTGCTTTTCTAGAAGCTGGCCTATGCGCTTGAACTTGCGGGCAAGCTCTCCGCGCTTGTCGCCGCTCTTTCGGATGCTCCACGGGTGAGGCAAACTAAAATCCGCCACGCTGCCAAGTGCAAGCCGGGCAGCTTTGCCCAGTGCAACGACCGCCACCGGCTGAGCATCCTGGTGCTCTGCCAGCTCGCTCATGTCGATAACCTCAACGTCTGAGCGCTCGAGCCCTAGCGGCTCTAAATACTGCTCTTTAAATACTCGGCCCTCTACACCGCAAAGCTGCGATTTTCTGACGCGGTCTAGATTGCTCGGTTGACTGACCACGAACAAGAGGCGCCGCTTTTGAACCGGTGCCGGTTCTGCTTGGTCTTTGCCTGCTCTAGCGGTTGCTGTTGCTGCCGCCAGCTCTTTGTTTCCTGTGCGCTCCAGGATGGCGTTGTAAATCTTATCCCACTCCGCGCCCTGCTCTACCGGCTCAGCTTGCGGCAGCCTGTCAGGGTTGTGCTCTTCAATGACTTCAAAAGATATCGATTCAGCTGCGCCCTCATGCGGGGCGTAGTCGCCAACCATAAGAACCGGGCCGCCTTCGTATTGCATCCAGTGAAATCCCTCTGGTGCTGCGATGTCATGCGTCTTCATTTTCTTTGTCCTCCCCGTATGCCTTGATAGATTCAGCGGTCATCTCTAAGGCGTCTGCCTCTGGCTCCATGCGTGCGCTCATCGAATCAACCGCTGGAAGGTTTGCGTGCTCCCTAACATATTCCTCGAGCTTATCATCCGGCGTTAGGATGCCAGACCCGACAAGCCCAGATAGTGCGCCAGTGAGCTCGCCAAGTGCAGGCACTTCGATGTCATCATATGCCAGGGTCGGAAAGTCTTTCTCTTGAAAGCCATTGAGCCGCATTAGCTTAGGGATTGCCTGATTGTTGAACTCTGACGATATCGAGTCTAGGTATGTTCCAAGAGCTTGACTGAAGAGGCTGGTCTTTGAATCAGCCAAAGCAAACGAGCCCACTGATTCAGATCCCAATAGAATAAACTCGCCAAGCATGCTCATCGCAATTCGCGACTCGTACCGCTTAATGATTTCGTTGACGTCAATGGGGCGCCGTCCGCCTGCGCTCAGTAGCTTGAGCTTGTAGCCGCTCGGTGTGCCATCTGCTAGCTGCTCGCTGGGAATAACCAAGCCCTCGTATTCATCCCTAGAAACGCGTTGCACCATATTCTTCATCGCAGCAAGAACGGCCTTTTCTCCGCTGCTTGCGCTGCTGCTTAGAATCTGAAGCGGCACCTCGAGCACCGGCAAGCCTGCTAGGTCCCGGCTGATGCCTATGGCTTCATAAGTGGTTATCTTCTTCTTGTAGTAATATGAGATGTAAGCCCCGCGCAGTACGCTGCGCCCTTCTGGGTTGTTCTTGTGGGCGTCGGCTCTGAACAACAGAAACTTATCACGCGGAATATACCGCATATCGAAGTTGGGCGGCGGGTTCTGATAGACGCCAAGAATTGAACCGTCTTCTTCGTCAATATCCCATTTATCAACAGACTCTTGCGAACGAATAGGGAACCCGCGCCAGCCTATGCGGTTGTCGGAAAACTTAGATTTGAATTGCCGCTCTTCTTCTGCCGGGCCGCGTCTAATCTTATAGGTGATTTCGTTTACTGAATAACCGAAGGTGAGAAAGCTCAGAATCTCGCTCAGCGTGTCGGACCAAGTTTGTTCCATATCCTCGAAGAGGCATTCAGAAACAAATTCAGCCGCCGCCTTTGCTTCTGGCGTGTCGTCTGATTCTCTGATTTCCCACTTGGTCTGACGAACGAGCGTTCTGATAGCATACAAGATGCCGGTGATAACCGGCTCGTTCATGCTCATTTCTTTATACATCCGGGCGGCTTTGTCGCCCTTCAGGTCTGTCAGGAACTCCTCTGAAATCCTGCCACCGTATTGGCTCAAGCCACTGGCCCCGACGATGTCCATCGTCTCGTCTTCGTTCTTCTTCTCTTCTGCCATTTTTTAAAATCCTTTTAGCTATTTCTCAGCTGCTCGGAGTTATTCCGTTCTCTCTCTCGTATATGTCTATCAATCTTTTGGGCGGCTTAAGAACTCCGCACCGGCAGTTTGCCACGTGCTTGACAGGTGCGCCGGGTGCGCCGGGGTAGTCAATCTCTGTTCCATCAGGCAGTACGAACGGCTCACCTATTGGCACAATTACCCCATCCATTTCTTGGTGCTTTCTGCCGCCGTCTCGCTTCTCGGCGTCCCACATTTTATACTTGCTATCGGTCGCTTTTAACGCCTCGAAGCTTGCCCGGTTCTGAGCCATGCCTAGCTCAGTGCGTGCAATTAGCGAAGCCCTGCTGAAGACATCGCGGGTAATTCGCGGCCCTCGCTCCAGCGGCTCGAGCATTCCCCGGCTTGGCTTCTGGTTTGGTGCCAACACCTCGGCGCCGTCTGCATAAAACGAGAAGCGAATACGCCGCGCGAGCTCTGCTTGCGTGATGCCTGGGTCTTCGGTCAGCCAATCGCCCAGAAACTTGCGCATGTTCGTTTTAAATTCATCATCGACGTTTACGAGCATCGCCGTTGCCGCGTTCTTCTTCTCGTTAAAATACTGCTGATAAAACGTAGGCGACACGGCGAAGCTTGAGTCTTCTCTTTTGCCCGCGTCTTCAATCTCTCGAATCCCGCTGATAGTCAGCAAGGTTGAGAGCTGCTCTATGAACCGATCACGGTCGGCGGCGCTCTTGAGCACGATGCCCTTCACTCGCTTAATTTCCGCATCGACTAGAACGCGATAGTACCTATCGAAGATGGCTTTTATTTTTGGCGCTAGCGCCTTGCTTCGCGCCTCTGCTTTTCTAGAGCCCGGCCCGCTTCTTGTTCCTCTGAAGCTCGGGAACTTGCGCCGCGCTTTTGCTTTGCGTACCTCTGCCCTCATATCCACGAACTCGCTACAAAGCCATCATCAGGATTGATTGAGATATCGAAGCTCGGCAGCAAGTCCAGCTCAGTGCAAGCCCAAACAAAGGCATCGAGCCTATCGGGTGATTTCCTGCTTAGACCCGGAACGTAGTTGGTCAATTGGTCCTCGAGTTCTGGCCATATTCCGACAAAATGGACTCGCCCCTGTTCCGTCCGGCTAGCGATAGGCTCCGCGCGTGCATGCTTCCCTCGAGATGCATGTACAAGTTTGACCGCTGCGGTTCTGTCAAGCTGCGCGGTGATACTCTTCCAGGTCTCGCCGCCCTGGTTTGACTCGAAGACAACGCAATCAGCCTTATGAAAATGATACGCCTCGAGCGCTCGCCTACACACTGCATCCGGTGTGCCTCTCATGCTGATATCGTCCAAGATAAACATATGCCCGTTATCGCCCAGACCTGCGACAACAATGCCCGACTCGTCAGCCTCGTCTGAGCTTGTCACCGCCGGGTCAACCGCTACGACGATGCGGCGCAGGGTCGGCGCCTCTTTCACCCGGTGCTTCTCCAGGTCGCTGCGCATAAAGAGCGCGCCGGGCAATTGACTCAGTAGCTCACCGTCTAGCTCTTGGCGGCCCAGGGTGCTGCCCTTGTACCGGTCATGAATTGCCCTGATAAAGTCGCGGCTTAGGTTCTGCCGGTTGTCCATGGTGGCGCCGCGTGTCAAATGCGTGCGCGGGTCTTCAGCGATTCGGCGCAGCCTTGCCAGGGGCCTCGGTGTAGTCGTCACAACACAACGCGGGTTGTCGCCAAGTCGAAGCCCGAACTGCAATTGGTCCCATGTATCCCAGCGGGGCCAAGCTGCCAGCTCATCAGCCCAAGCGATATGATGCTGCGGCCCTCGTAGCTGGTCCGGCTTGTCGGCGCTGTAGGTGCTCGCCATCGAGCCATTGGCCCACGTCACCCGCCGCTTGCTTGGCTCGTATTCGGGACGGTCGGCGCCACTGCACGCCAAGATTCCAGACTGGCCTTCAACCATGACATCGCGAGCATCGGCGGCGGTTCGTGCAACGAGGGCGATACGAATCCCTGGGTTAGTCGTTGCCATCACATGAACCCACTCGGCGCCGGTTCGGGTCTTACCCCAGCCACGCCCTGACTGAATCAGCCAGATTCTCCAATCCCCATCCGGTGGCAGCTGTTCAGCTCTGGCGGTAAATAGCCAGCTATCTTCGAGCGCTGCCATTTCTTCCGCGTCTAGCGATTCAAGAAACGTCTTCCGGCTCTTCTCTGGCAGCGAGCTGAGCCAGCTTAGCCAGGAGCCTGTCTTTGGCGTCGGTGACTTCATGCTTAATTGGTCCCCCCTCTGGGCCGCTTAGTTCTTGTCGTACTGTTGTGATCATGTCGTGGCGCCGCTCGAGAATCCACTGAGCTGGCTTGTGCCCGCCCTCTATTGCCGCGTCGCGTTCCACGTATCCCAGAAGACGCTGCTGGGCCTCGGCCCGCTGCTGGTCAATCTTCTCCATAAATTCTGATATTTTCGGGTCGGCGATGCCTTCGCGGTGCTGTTCCTGGTATTTGTGGAAGGTAGCCGGGGCCATGCCTGCCAGTGCGCAAGCTGCCCGAATTGTACAGTTATTATTGATTGCTTGAAAAAAACGCTTCTGCTTGTCAGGGGTCAGAAACTTGATACCGCCCTTGCGGCCTCGTTTCTTTGCCACCTTCTTCCTGGTCGTCTTCTTCTTAACTGCCATCTAAAGAATCTCAATAATGGGCTGGCGTGCTCGGTCCTTCCAAACCCACACCTCGCGGCTGCAATTAGACGGCGCCACAAAAGAATGAAGCGTTTCCATTTCAACAGAGCCGGGGCGCCGGTTGGCCTTCACTTGAACCAGTCGAACGTTTGTAGGTCCAACGGCGATAACATCCCACTCGCCCAAGCTTGCCGCACTGCGGCAACACTTATAACCAGCCGCCTCTAGAACCCTCATAGTACGATGCTCGAGCCGGGTGCCCTTGGCTTTCGTGTTGATTCGTTTCTTCTTCGGCTCTGCCATCGTGCCCCCTGTTTGGCATTATAAGCAAAGCCAAGAAAAGAACAACCAAAGGCCAAAAAGTACGTTTATTCTGCACTGCGTTAAACAGTACCGGAACCGGGCCTATATCTTTCTCATCTCTGACGCACTGCGCAAATATGGGCATTTCGCCGGTAGTGTTTGCGGCGTAATTATTGCCAACAAAGAAACAGCAACATCACTGATATTATTAATATATTTATTACCTAATATATACTAACACTCAATTATGGGATTATGGGCAGGGGTACCCCCCTCTACCCTAGCCCTGCACTACGTTGCCCTACATTGCCACATGCTCAGAGTGAGGGGGTAGGGGGGTCTGGGCACAATTCAAAACGGTGTCCAAGTACCTGATATTATTGCAATCAATACGCCGCGGCGTATTTGCCCAAAATACGGCGTATTTAAGAACGGGTCATCTTGTGAGGTGTGCCCCAGACTTTCGGGGCTCTGCAATTTTATCATCTTCTGGGCTACGGGTCACGCCGTTTCTTTGCATCCCTTGACGGGTCAACGCGGTTCCTCTTAAGCCACGAATCTATATCATCGGTGTCATAAACAACGGCGCCACCAAGCCTCATGTACACCGGCCCGCCCCCGGTGAATCTCAGCTTTTCGAGTGTTGTCTTTGCCAGTCCAGTGTACTCGGCTGCCTCTACGGTTCTTATTCTCTTACTCTGTTTCATGCTGTGCGCTCCCTTGCGATTTGGTTTCTATGGGTAGTTTGTCGCCAGGGCGCCCGGTTGTCACATGGATAAATAAGACCCCGAAACGGGAACAATTAAACCCATGTGACAAAGCCGCCAGCCCTACACCGAAAAAGATTAATTTCGGTGTAGCCGAGCTTCCGGAAAGGGTGGGGGCTTTCCGGACGACTCTAATTGTCGTGTCTGGTATCATCCGGCAACAGAGCCAGCATGACTTCAAGGTAAACATCCGCGGGCGTTTCCTCTATTGGCTCACCTGTTGGCTCATCGCAAAAAGGGCAGAAGACGGCGCCACGCCAAACCGCATCACAGCTAGCGCATGCCCTCAAAGTTTTATCTTTAATGGGCATAACCAGCCTCGTCTTCTACAGCCACAAAAGCTTGACGCTTCCGGCCTGCTCCCTGGTGGTCAATCTCAACCAGGGCAATCTCTCCAGCATCAACCAGAGCCCTAACCGCCTCGGCGTGCTCTTTCGGCTTCAGGTTTCTAAAGCGCTTCTTTAGGTCTCTGTCAGTCATGCCCCGCTCACCGGATGCCAACACAGCCTCGAGCATGGCTTGACGCCGTGCGCCAAACTCTGAACCGGTCATCTGCTTGCCCACCGCTTCAACAAGTCCATTAAATGCATGCCCCGAATAAATCACCGCCCATTCCATGGCCTCCCGGTCAATCCTTGGCGATGACTTAGAGCACGCAACAATGGCAGCCAGCCGCATGGCAATCTCAACCGATCGAGCAAGCAATACATCCATGCCGCT